ACGAGCGCAGTGCATGTACGAAACAATCTACGATGACAGCGATGGTCGTCGGATACTGGTGATACGGCTACTGGATGCGTACGGCTTGGTGAATCAAATAGAGCATCAAAAGCACAAAGAATTGCACAACTCATTTGGGGAGATGTTGGATAAGCTGAAGGAGAAGAACACATGAGATACGATCCAACTAAATTACAGTACTACACCATGTCGCACCGATTGCGGGGGTTTGCTGAAGGGCTGGGCGACTCGCGTGAGTACGAACTGATTGTTCCGATGTTAAACAAAGCAGCAGCATTACTAGAACACGCGTGGGACGAGTATCAATCCACGTTACCTGAAGACCAACGGATAGGGAGTTGAAGGAGATGACAACCTTCTACTCACAGTACGATACGAACGTCATCGGCTGGCAAGAGCTACTGGAAAACTTTAACCAGTCCGTCGAGAAGCAGGAGTTTATCAAGCATCAAATACTTGGATTCTTCGTGTCCCATGCTGCGGAGCGTATGTCCAAAGCACAGTCGCTTATGCAACGACTAGGTGGCGACACGGCGCACCTGTATATGAACATCTGCCAGCACGGGGGCAGCTTTGGTGAACATGTGGATACTGTCGATGTGTATTTTTGGCAGTGCCAAGGCAAGGTCAAGTGGGTTGTTGAGGGGCAAGATTACATACTGACCCCCGGCGACATGATCTATGTACCAAGAGGTGTTTATCACAATGTCATTCCGCTGACTCCACGTGCCGGAATATCCATAGGGATATCGTAATGCAAAAGTTAATAGAATTTTCAACGACGGATGAGATAGCGTTAAACGCATTCCCTCCAGTACCCGCGTCAGCTGCAATACCTGAATGGTATAGAGCGTTGCCCCTAGCAGCGTCAGCCGAGTGCTCATACAAAGAGCAGTATCAACACAACTTTAAGACTAGGTTTTCGATTAAGGGTTGCGTACCTGTATTGGACTACCTAACTAGCGGGTACATGCTTCGACTACATACTGACGTAGGGTTTACTGTAGAAGAAGTAAACGGCGAAGAGCATGTCTGGTGGTACACAGGGGATGGCCCTAATTGCATAAGCATACACAACCACGTCCAATGCCCTGTCGTAATAGATGGCAAGAAAAAGGTATACGTAAAGTTTGCGCTGCCTTGGGTGATAAAGACACCGCCCGGATACTCGTGCTTGTTCTATCAACCTGAGTTTTTATTCAACGAGAACTTTCGGTTATTCCCCGCGATTGTGGATTGCGATACCTACGGGCAGCAAGTAAATTTCCCCGCCTATATGTTGAAGCAAGGGTCGTTCAAGATTGATGCAGGGACTCCGTTAATAGCTGTTTTACCCTACAAGCGAGACGAGTGGAAATCAAAAATTGTATTAGCCGAGAACTCGAACCCGAATCTAGTAGCTAGATACTTTGAACGTGGGTACAAGAAGTTATTTCACAGCAAGAAATCTTTCAAATGAATATTCACGCATACCTAATAAAGAAGATTGAAGCACAAAACAATGTGCGCACCTTCTCTGATAACTTTTTGCTCGTACTTTTAAATAACTTTAATCAGCTATCGCACAAGGATTGCGCAACTGCGCTACGCTGGTATGAATGGAAGGTACTTGAGGATAAACGGTTTACTAAAGCTGACGAGCCATCGCTCCCTCGTCCCGAGCTGGCGGATACATATATGTACTTTAGTCAAGGCTTCACAGATTGCATGACGTGGAAAGGGAAGCCAATCCTCAAGACAACATACGACATGGCGATTCTGCACATGCTGCTATGGGAGCTAAAACCAAAGACAATCATAGAGATTGGTTCTGGTAGTGGCGCTAGTGCTGAGTACATGAAAGATACGACTGAAGCGTTTGGTTTAGACACAACGATTTACAGTTTTGATATTGCGCCCCCCGCTACTACTGACCGTATACAATTTTTATACGCCGACTGCAATGACCTTGATACGTTTCGCGGCGTTGACTACAGCAAGTTGCCCCATCCTTGGCTGGTTGTTGAGGATGCGCACGTCAACACTTTGGAGGTGCTAAAGTTTTTCAACACGTTTCTTGTTAGTGGCGATTACTTGTTTGTTGAAGACACCGAAACAAAACAACACGACCTCAAGACTCTAATAAAAGACAGCGGCAATTTAATGGTGGACAGGAAGTACGTAGATTACTTTGGCCCTAACATGACATGTGCAACTAACGGGATACTAAAATATTTATGACAACAGCAACATATGGAGAAGCACGATGGTGATTGTAAGAAAGGCCGAGCGGTTCGCAAATGGGTTGCTTGAGATGCCAATGGGCGAGAACGACATAGAGATAGCTGCGGTGCTCAAGCAGTTAGCTAAAGTCTATGAAGCCGCTTTCGACATGGCATACGCAGACACGCATGAGCAGAGCAAAGCCGCTTATTTGAATATGCTTAAACTGATAAAGGGGGAAGCCAATGACTGAAGAAGTCCCCGATAAGCGCAAGGGGAGAGGGCTGGGCAAGCGACCAGCGATGTTCAACACGAGTTTAAGATTGCCTGTTGAGGTGATGGATTACTTCACTGAGCACCATCCGTATTCCAAGCAAGCCATGATGCGGGAGGTGTTGATTGAGTACGTGCGTCGCAAGACGAACAAAGAAGTTCAAATAGAAACAACTAAACCTACTAACGAAGGAGCTAAGTATGACTACCAAGAAACGAGGCCGACCCCGCAAGCAAGTCCAGCCCCAGCAACTCCCGACGAGTACGTCGGACTCAGCGAAGAAGAAATCGAAAAGCTCGTCGCTGAGAGGTATCACGTCAAAGCGTGGGCCCCAACCCGATAAGGCCGAGGTAATACGCAAGTACGCAGTAACTTTCCCCAATATGAGTGTGCGGGAGATTGCCGCCGCCACGGCGTATAGCTATTCGTACATATCCAAAGTGCTCTCTATCTGGCGGGCTAAGCAGCAGGGCGTGAAGGTAGTGAAGTACTTGAGTGAAGCGTTCGAGGGCGAGAAAGAGTTTGGTAACTCGAACGTCGATTTGGTCAACCACCCGCCGCATTACACCACTGGGGGTATTGAGACTATTGACTTTATTGAAGCCAAGCAACTCTCTTACAACTTAGGTAATGTTGTTAAGTACATCACACGTGCCGACCACAAGGGCAACAGGAAGCAAGACCTGATGAAAGCACGGTGGTATCTTGACCGAGAGATAACTAAAGCCGCAGCACCCTGACCTAACAATTGTTAGGTTGTAAGCCAGCCGCCTTCGGGCGGCTTTTTTATTGTTGACAAAGTCTATTCTCGTGTTATATTGGTGGCCTGAACCATTTGTTAGGAGCCATCATGAAGAAAGAAGTCAAAGTAGACGAGCTAAACGTCAACCTCAGTAACCTCCTGTGCCCTTCCTGCGGTGAAGGGTATCTCCATCAAGGTATCGTCGAAGTCTTCAACCGCCACGAAGATGACGATAACGTCCGCTACACCGTTGTCGATTCCGGCAACGTACATTCCCAGACCATCCCAAACGACGCTTCCAACAACCCAAGTAGCCGTAGGCAAGGGTTGATTATTCACTTTGAGTGCGAACACTGCCAAGATACAGACTTCATGTTGCGGATCGCGCAGCACAAGGGCTTAACACTAATGGATTGGGAGTATGACGATGGCAATGACACCAGAGGCAAAAGTTAAAGCAGCAGTCGTGCGGGTACTAAAGAAGCACGGCGTATATTACTTTTCCCCAAATACACACGGCTACGGACGCTCAGGCGTACCGGACATCATATGCTGTCTGCATGGGGGGAAGTTCCTAGCCATAGAGTGCAAGGCTGGAAGGAACCAACCGACCGCGCTGCAAGAGCGAGAGATACGCGAGATACAACTACGCAAGGGGTTAGCAATGATTGTGCGTGAAGATAGCGTTGAGTTAGTAGAGCAAGTCGTTTCAGAGAATAGCCGCGCATGAAAATAATTACCATCGACTTTGAGACGTACTATGACCGTGACTTCAGCCTGTCTAAGCTGACCACGGAAGAGTATGTGCGCGAGGATAAGTTTGAAACTATTGGAGTGGGGGTCAAGGATGGCGACGCAGAGGCAGAGTGGTGCAGCGGCACCGCCGAGGAGATCAAGAAGTTCTTGGACTCATTCAATATGGGCGAACATCTGGTGCTTGCTCATAACGCTATGTTTGATGCCGCTATTCTTACTTGGCATTTCGGCATTAAGCCTCGCGGCTGGCTTGACACGCTTAGCATGTCACGCGCACTTCATAGCATCGAAGTGGGTGGTAGCCTTGCGGCGCTAGCTAAGTACTACGCATTAGGTGAGAAGGGCGATGAGGTGGTCAATGCGCTGGGCAAACGCCGAGCCGACTTCCTTCCCGGTGAGCTGGCGCGGTACGGTGAGTACTGCAAGAACGATGTCGAGCTGACCTACAAGCTGTTCAACCTTTTGTCCCACCAGTTCCCTGCTAAAGAGCTACGGCTAATCGACCTGACCATCCGCATGTTCTCGGAGCCAAAGCTTCGCGTGGAAGTGGAGGGGCTACGCCAGCATTTATTAGCGGTGCAGAACACCAAGACTAAGCTGCTCGAATCGGTAACGATGGTGGACAAAGATCAGCTGATGTCGAACGTCAAGTTCGCCAGAACGCTACGCGCATTCAATATTGAACCGCCAATGAAGATCAGTCCGACCACAGGCAAAGAGACTTACGCCTTCTCAAAGAACGACGAAGAGTTTAAGGCGTTGCTTGCGCATGAAAACATAAACGTACAGGCTGTCGTGGCGGCACGGCTTGGGGTGAAGTCAACGCTGGAGGAAACCCGCACCGAGCGCATGATTAGCATCGGGCAACGGGGCCCCCTGCCGGTGCCCCTACGTTACTACGCTGCACACACTGGGCGCTGGGGCGGTGACGACAAGCTGAACCTACAGAACTTACCCCGCAAGTCACCTATCAAGAAAGCCATCATTGCCCCCGAGGGCTATATGGTGATCGACTCGGATTCCTCACAGATCGAAGCACGTACGCTGGCATGGCTAGCGGGGCAGAATGACTTAGTAGCTGCGTTCGACCGGGGCGAGGACGTGTACAAGATCATGGCCTCAGCGATTTATGGCATCCCTGAATCGTCGGTCAATCCAGATGAGCGGTTCGTCGGCAAGACAACGATTCTCGGCGCGGGGTATGGCATGGGTGCTGCCAAGTTCCAAGCGCAGCTAAAGACATTCAAAGTTGAAATCGAGCTTGACGAATGCAAACGCATTATTGATACCTACCGTCGTACCTACCCGCGCATCCCTGAACTTTGGAAGCAAGCGGGAGAAGCCCTGCATGCCATCATCGGCGACAGAGCTATGGGGTTGGGGCGAGATGGAGTGCTGAAGATCGAAGGCACCAAAGGCATCCGACTACCCAACGGCCTGTACATCAAGTACCCCAACCTGCGTTGGATAGAGCGGGAGCCGGGAGCCAAGCCCGAGTATGTGTACGACACCAAGCGTGGCAAAGCCACGATACCCAACCGCATCTACGGTGGGAAGGTAATCGAGAACGTCTGCCAAGCCCTAGCTAGGATCATCATCGGCGACCAGATGCTGATGATTGCCAAAAAGTATCCGGTGGTTATGACGGTGCACGATGCTGTTACTTGCCTAGTACCAGAGGGTGAAGCTGAAACAGGGAAGGAGTTCGTCGAACTATGCATGAGACTGCGACCTATGTGGGCGTCCGAGCTTCCGTTAAACTGCGAAGCTGGATATGGAAGGAGTTACGGAGAATGTTAGAGCCAATCAATTTCAATAAAGCATGGGCTGTCATCAACGCATGGTGGGCCAAGTCCATGGTTGCCATACTGCTATTCTTTGTCGGGTTGCTTATCGGCATGGTGAATACTGAGAGCCGCATCGCGTCCGACTGCAAGTTTGCTAATGCGTTTCGTGTGGACATCCAAGCCTTCAGCTGCCAGAGGAAACTATGAGCATCGTCTGGTCATACAGCAGTCTGAAAACCTTTCAGCAGTGCCCGAGGAAGTACTATCACACGAAGGTTGCCAAAGACATAAGGGAGCCTGATACAAAGG